AATGACATCGACTTTGACCAGGTATTTGAGACCAGCGCCCAAACTCTACGCTACTCAATCGATGGCTCCCAAACTGTCGTAAAGTACGAGGGCACACAACCTTCATTCTTGGCTGGAAAAACAGAATACACGCATCCAGAGATACTTACCATTCTTGCAGGGCCAGAATGGACTAGCGACGAAGAATAATGGCAACGGAAGTGGGAGAGGATACGCAAATAAAAGCAAACCTAGCTTTTATGGCAAAGACGGTGAGCGCTGTTGTCATAGCCACTTATTCCTATGTTACAATTAAATCAGATATCGATGAGATACGAAATGACAATATTCGGATTCATCACGAGGTTGATATGAACAGCGAATTCAGAGTAAAGTGGCCAAGGGGAGAACTTGGTGCATTGCCTGATGACGCTGAACAAAACATGAGACTTTCCTTTTTGGAGAGTCAAATGAGCAAGCATAATGACATGCTGGATAAAATTCGATATTCCGGAAGTGATTAACGATATGGAAATATCTCATTACATGTTCGCTGGTGTCGGAGTTGCACTCTCAATCCTAGGTTTTTTTATCAAACGGAATAAATGGGAACTCGAAAAGATGAATGAGCGACTTAGACAATTGGAAATATCAAGCGCCGAACAAAGCAAGGATTTGTCGCATCTGACCAAACTTGCCGAGGATCGGCGCGAAGACGTTAAGAATCTTTTCATTAGAATGGAGGGCAAATGAAATGTTTGAACTACTTACGCTCTTTCTTACGGGTGGTGGGTCTGCCGCAATGGGTAGCATACTCAAGGGCGTGTTTGGTGCGATTACTGATTCGCGTCAGCAAAAATATGAAATGGAAATGGCGAGGGAATGTCGTAACAATGAATTCGCTCTTAAATTCCAGGAAGCGCTCAATAGTGGTCCTGGTGGAGCTTTTACTCGTGCTACTCGTCGCATGCTTGCTCTTATCGGCATGTTCACACTCTCGTTCATTACCTGCATCACCACGATATACCCAAGCGTTCCACTCATCAGCATCACAAATATTACAGGAGAAGGGAAAAAAGAATTTCTTTTCGGACTCATCAGTTTTCCAGCAGAGCAAGCCCCTCTGGTTGTCACAACCGGACACATTGCCCTCTTCGAAGCGACCGTTGTGTTGCCGCTGATCATTGGATTTTACTTCACACCTGGAGGACGTCGCTGATGTTTGATCGGGCATCTTTCGTAGGGATGGGCGGAACACTCGCCACCTTTGGATTGTCTGCACTCGATACGGTTGTGGGTATTGCAGTCGGATTGGTGACTCTGGCATATATGAGTCTGAAACTTTATCAGGAGTTAAGGAAGAAGAAATAATGCCACGCTACACACCAAATGGTCCGCTCGATGATCCTATTCTGGTTGATGGAGATCGTGGATTTCGTGGTATTGATTCTTATCTTGAACCTACCACTTTGCAGGCTGGATTCGTTGAGACTAGTGAGAATATGCGACTTGATGGGGATCTCGCAAAAGTACGCGGAGGAATTGAGTTCAAGTCGGGAGCGGTAACCTTGACTTATTCGGCAGGCACAGAGGAAGTATTTGCCACATCTTTATTCTCAGACCCGGCAACGGGAAATGAATACATTGCCTGCGCAACTAAGGACAAAGTAATTCTTTGGAATGATAGTAACAACACGGGTATTAACGTAGAATACACAGGTTCCCAAGTAGTTGCCGCCGCAGATGGCGCATCTTTTTGTCAGGCGTTGGAAAAATTAATTCTATTCAGAGGTACGGGGAAAGATCCATTGGAATGGGATGGTTCATTCACGGACACGAATAGTGACGGCACAGTGGACAGTACCTTCGATTTGAAGAATGCATCTCCAAGCGCGGGGACTATTGAATGTCCGCGGACTACTTTCGGTATATTCTTTGCGAATAGACTAATCGTTCCACAACCAAGTGATTCCGCATACACAGTAATCATGTCGCAATTGCTCAATACAGACGAATTTTCTGAAGCTGATTCACAATTCCGAATCAATCGAGGGACTGCGGATCGTTTGATCGGATTTACTCCTTACCTGGAAAATCAGTTACTCGTATTTTTCCGCAACAGCATCCATCTCATCAATAATGTCGCAGTCACCTCTGCCGCCGCAGTCTTTGAAATTACCCGTCAACGCGGATGTGTGGCCCGTAAGAGCATAGCCGCAAGTGGACCACAAATTTACTTCTTGTCCGACGATGGAGTATTTACCCTTCAGCAAGGTTTGGACCCAGCGAAGGGCTTGGGTGTGGCAATCAGTAAGGTAAGTGGCGAAGCAATTCCACTTACACGACCGATTCAAGATCAATTCAAAGACGTCAACTTTGCCGCCGCTGAGAAAGCATGTGGTATCGTATTCGACAATAAATATTTCTTGGCAGTAGCCACGGGTTCCTCGACTGATAATAATAAAGTTTTAGTTTACGACATCCTTAACGAAGCCTGGGTCTCCGTTGATTCCTTTCCATCCGGTTTCGTTATAGATGATTTTGTCACAGTACTACATGGCAGTAATCCACAAAGGCGTAGACTCTTTGCAGTAAACGACAAGGGATGGCATCTATTGGACGAAGCCGCTACTGATATCACGGGAACAATTGGTAATGCAAGTACTACCTCTACTGCAATCAGCGCAAAGTTAAAAACCCGTTCCTTCACTTTCAACAACCTTGACGTCAAGAGATGGCAACGCGGACAAGTCGGAGTCAACACCGAGGCATCTGATGCGTTCACCGTGAAGGTCAACACCATCGATCCTGACACAACAAGCACTGTCTTGTCGCACACTGCTTCGGGGACCGAAGAAGCGTTATTGCGGTTCGGAACGGGTAGGGTGCGTGGCTACGGGGCAAACGTAGAAATTAACATTACTGCGGGGAGACCGAGCTTCAGACACGTTAGCTTGGAAGCGATTGGAAATGGACTCAACGCCAGGAGGGAAGTTGCATAATGGCAATATCTGCGTCAGTTAGTAGAGGTTTTACATTTGCCACGGGAGTTGAACTGGATTCTGCCTCACTAAATCAACTAGGTGAACCAACAGTCACCGTAGCCACACCCATTGCGGTGAGTAACGGAGGTACGGGATCAACGAGCGCAAGCGATGCGAGAACTGCGCTTGGACTTGGTACGGCATCGACTCAAGCAACTTCTGCATTCTTACAACCGAGTAATAATTTAAGCGACGTGAGTTCCGCATCGACTTCGCGTTCGAATCTTGGACTTGGTACAATTGCCACGCAAGGAAGTGGTTCGGTGGCGATAACAGGCGGAACCATGAGCGGAACACTTATAACGCTCAAAACCTATGACGTTGCAGGCGTACCATCCGCAAGTCCTGCAGGGCAGATAATATTTGTTACGGATGGAAACGCTGGTGCGGCCACGGTTGCAGTGAGTGATGGATCAAATTGGAAAGTGGTTGCTTTGGGGGCGAATATATCGACATGAAGGTATTGGAAACCAAAGAGGTAAGCGAATTGCATGAGTTGCTGAACGAACTCACTGATTTTGCGCGAAATCACGACAAGGAAAATTGCTTCCCAAAGCATGCATGGACATGGGAAAGCACAAAAAACTTCTTACATTATCATCTGAATCAGGGAACTTTATTATTTGTGCGTGATGAAAAAGGTTTTGTTATAGGACTGACCACATGGTGGCGCTGGAACAAGGATGACTTGGTTGACATTTCGGATGATTACATTTTTCAAAATCCTCCAAAACATCATGCTGATGGTGATTTATTGTATTTGTCCGACGTAGTCACCATACATCCGATGGCAATGAAATCCTTGGCCAAGGAATTAGTCAGGCGTAACCCAGACTATGCGGATTTGGAAATTTGGGGTACTAGGAAAGACAAGAGGACAGGAATTGCATCTCGTGTGAGATATAATCGTAGAATTTTAGACTTAATCAAATGAGGAAATATCATGGGAAAGGGTGATTCAAATGTAGTTTATCCTGCTCAACCTTCATACGGCGAGGGTATGCGGGAAGCACTAGAGGCACAAGTTGCTTTGTTGACAGGAACCAAGGTAGGGGAAGACGCTGATTTCAGACAGTTTCCCGGTGGCTTGGAAGCGCTTGTGCGACAATACGAAGCCCCACTCAGACAGACCACCGCACAAATCGACACCGATGTTCTACGGCAGACTTTGCTGGGTAGGGAGCAAAAGGTTGAGCGTGTGGAAGATCCCGAAACGGGTGAGGTGAGGTATGGTATACCCGGTGCGCAAGTTGTCACGGGTGAGGATGGACAACCGCAGACTGCGGGTGACGGTAGGTATCAGATTGTCAATATCGGAGCTGGACGCGAACTTGTGCCGGGAGAAAGAAAGATTGCGGGAAGGATTGGAGGAAGCGCCGCCGTACCAGGTCAGGCACCAACGTATCAAATTCTTGATACAGAATCAGGAGCGTTTGTTGGTGAACCAGTAGGAGGTGAGGCGATTACTGAGGATATATTTGGTAATGCCACTACAACTTTTGAATCAGAACAAGAGCGTGTTTTAGCGGAGATTTCCAAACAATTTACCGTCCTCCAAAACACAATTGATGCGGGTGAAGAAGTCAGAACAGAGTTTGAATTCACTAACCCCAACATACCCGCAGACCCGTCTAAAGCTGGACAAACGGGGTACGACTCGGAAGGACGCACTTTACTTAAGGAAGGTGACGTGGTCCGCCAAGGAGACGGAATGCTCGATTTGCTTGGGGACACCCGTAAAATTCAAGGGCGGAGATTGGATTTCAAGCAGTATGTTTTGGATAATGAAGATATTCGTCAGCAATTCCTACAGGACAAATTTGACGGTGTAATTGATGACAACGAAACCATGGCGGAATATGGTCGTAGACACTACGAGACCCAAGAGGTTGGCAAAGCGGAATTGCCACAGGGTCGCATTCCTCCAAAAGAACTTTTTGGAGATTTGGATCGTCGGGCAGGCTTTGATGAACAGGGTAATTTTCTTGGACTTTCAGCTTTTGCAGAGGATCTGCAACGGGCGAATTTATCCCGCCAGAGAGAAGCGGATCTGACGGACGTCGAGCGGTTGTCCGAACGCTTCCAAGACGTCATGGAGGACTATCGTCCTGGAACCGCAGAAGCGGTAACCGGAGCGCGTGAGGTGTTGGAGTCGTC